TTCTAAAGAATTTGGAATTCAATTAATGAAACTCAAAAAGAAACATCCGCGCACGGTGATATCTCAATTGATGGAGAAGGCTCATGCAAAAACTCGAGCTTCCCTGGGGATGCCAAGGAAATCCAAGAAGTGATCTCGATGTATCAATGTCCTCATTGTAAGAAGAGCTTCAAATCTTTGAGTGCCTGGTTAAAACACATTCACAAAGAACACATTTGATTCTAAGCTTGTTCGAATACAATAACCAGGTGATTTGTACGTCGGCATTTCAAACAATAGTGATATCGATCTTCAAAATAGGGTGGTAATCCATATCCATACTCCTCGCACATTGTACAATACCATCGCATTTCATCGTAAAGAATCTCCCCGTGTTCTAATCCAAGCGATCCAAGTGTTCCCTGGCTCATTCTAACTCCTCTCCTATCTTTCCAAGTGCATTACTAACCATTAATGCCTCCTCCTTAGCCCATTGCTCGTCCTGGAGCTTGATGTACACCTTGATTGCTTTCAGGGCTCTGTTTAATTGGGTCTGTATTGAGTCGGCATCGTCACTAATTCGCAGCTGTAGCCGTACCCAGCGGCTAAAGTTGCTCTTTTCTTTGGCTAACTCCCATGTTTCGGAGTCTAATGAGACATTGATTGGTCGCATATCTCCTTCGACTATTGATTTTTACTTAAATCTATGCGCACGCATGACCCATGTAGGTGCAAACTTCATAGGTACAAGGCCCCCGGTAGTACCGCTGTAGTAGGAGGATAGGCGCGGATGCTTGCGCAGCAGCACCGGCCGTGGCCTGTGGCTATCCTCGTGCAGTAAAGTCAAAACGAATTTTGATAAGAAGATTACCTGCAATGCTGAAGGGTGCGCATAGATTTATACACCTAGTGTAGTTAGCACACTACATGCCTAGCAAAGGAATTACCGTGACAAGCGCAATAATGACGATTAGTGGAAGAGTTGCCGAAGTGGTCGCTGGAACAATGGTCCAGGAACAGGTTCCCTTGTCTTTGGATATTCTTGGAAGAGAAGTTCTCCTGGTATATGCCATCGATTTAAACACAGGTTCACCCGATAATATCATTGGTACCAACACAAAAAGTGAAGGATCTCTTTCAACAACTACTCGAACAACTGTTGGGGATATCGGTGATACCAATGTCCTGGCAGCTGCTAATAAAAACATCCGCAGCGCAGGAGCCGCAGTCAATGGTGTTGGTTTCCAAGACCAATCTCCAGAGACTCCTACCGCAGCCCATCTCGATTACATAGGCATCGTGAGTACAAATGATTTCTTTGTTCAGGTCCAGGGTACTGGAAATGTAAACACCAAGGGTCTTGACTGGCGCATGTGGTGTGCACGTGCAAAAGTCACCGCTGACATCTATGCTGCTCTAGTACAGTCTGAAACACTATCCGCTTGAATGGGGTGAAAACCCTATGGTACGGATACATGGTAATTACTGCGGTCCTAATTGGACAGGCGGTAAACCGCTTGCTTCAAATGATTCGAGAGTCGATTGGACGGTGAAACCAATCGATGCCCTGGATAGAGCTTGCAGAGTTCATGACCTGGCTTGTTCGAACAACGGATGTTCGGCGGCTGATGACCGACGCCTGGCAACTAAAGCCACGATGATATCAATATTCAATCCACGCCTGGCACCAATAGCCAGGGCGGTCTCGGTCGCAATGTGGTCGGCATCATTAACCAGGGGGAAATAAAATGGCACATGTGACATTAACGTTAGAAGAATATGAAGCTCTAAGATCGATGATTAGTTCAGAGCGTGAAAGTGAAGGCGCGACTCTCGAACCCAAGCTTAAGAAAAAGATGAAGAAGAAGGTCTCAAAGTATTCTAAAGAATTTGGAATTCAATTAATGAAACTCAAAAAGAAACATCCGCGCACGGTGATATCTCAATTGATGGAGAAGGCTCATGCAAAAACTCGAGCTTCCCTGGGGATGCCAAGGAAATCCAAGAAGTGATCTCGATGTAT